CTGACAAATACTTTTTGTTACGTTTTTTAAATGGTTGTGTAGCAATATTTAAACCTTCACCTAAATAACTTCTAGCACTTCTAAATGCTGCTTGTTCGTTACCTATTGCTGATAATCCACGTCCTGCTAATTGTTTAACTATATTTTCTGATGCTTGTAAATTTTTACCTTTTCTAGCTGTATCAATTAATAATTTGTTTAATGCAAATGATGCAACCTTTGGCATTTCATCTATTTGGCTAAATGTACCACTAGTATATTTACCAATTTGTACACCTTCATCTAATAACTTTCCAAAGTATTCTTGTATCTTTGCAGGATTAGATTCATCAGCTATACGTTGTATTAATCTACCATCAATGTTTCTAAAGAAAGGATTAGCTTTTATAACATATGCATTACTTTCATCAGCAAGAGATGTAAACAATTGTTGCATAAATGGTGTTTCTAAAAACTCATCTTTAGTTTGTCTAAAGAATTTAGGTACTCTTTCACCAAAAAATCCATATTGTTTAATTTGTCGTTCAGTAGCTTTAAATACTCTGCTACCTTTGTTATTAATACTACGTAGTTTGTTTTGATGATTCATTAATGCTTTAGCAACACCTTCACCATCTAATCCGTCTATATCTTTAGCTATTTGTCTATATGCTTCTTCACGTAATCCAGCTTCACTAAGTTTAAATCTTTTACCAGAATCTAATATTTCACCTGTTTCTTGGTCTAATAGTTTATTTACACGTCTTAAATTCTTAAATTGGTTTTGTACTTGTCTTACACCTTTGTCAGCAAATAACTCAGGTATAAGTTTATAAGTTAAGTCAATACCACCTGAGAGCTTGTTAAAGGCTTCTGTACCAGGTGCAGTAACAAATGCTGCTTGATACCTACCAGGAGAATAAGGAATTAATTGTTCATAACCTTCTTTAGAACGTAATACATCTTCTGATGTATAATTAAATGTTTTATTTCTTCTACCAGCATAAAAGTTAATTTTATTTGGTTTTTCTAAACTTAAATAGTTTATTTCACCAGGTTGGTCTATAGGTGCAATTGGTTCTCCAATATACTTATGTATAAGTTCTTTTGCTTGTTCTGGTGTATATCCATAAATATTTGTTAAATCATTGTATTGAGGCATTTTTTCTGCATCAATTGTAGAAAATATCATCCATCTATCTCTGTCATAATTTATTGGTTCTCCTGCAGCAGCTTTTTTTCTCATAGCTTGATATACAGTTTCACCAGCCATATCTTGTGCTTCTTTAAATATATCGACCATTTTGTCGATTTGTTCTCTCCAACCTAAATCTTTACCTAAATTAGCTACTTGTGTTTTACTTATGTCTATACGTGGTACATTTTGTGCAATAGTTGGGTCAACACCATCTCGCAACATTTTGTCATATGCAAACAAACTTTGTGTATATTGCCATACACGACCAGCCATAGGGCTATCAGGGTTAGGAACTGATACAGTACCACCTTTACCATCTTCAATATCCATTTTAAAACCATCTTTATAAAATCCTGTATTAGGTAATGGACTGTATTTTGAAAATGTTTCGAACACATGTTCCATTGCAGATGCAATCCAAACACCATACTGCGTATCACCTTTAGCCCAGTTTTTAGCTGTAAAACGCATATCATCAACATATTCTTCTGATGAATACTTTTCATTCATAAACTCCCAGATTTCAGCTTCTTTTTTAGAATACTGTTCATATAGCTGTGAATTGATTTCGTTTAATCTATCAGAGTTAGGGTCTTCACCTAACATAGCCGCACCTTTAACAACTGATTTAGGTAAGAAAGGGTTGTTTTCTGTTATAGCAATAACACTTTCAGCTAACTGTGGATTAGCTTCGGCTTGTTGTTTATATGTTCTGTATAATCTGTTCTGTCTATCTTTTATAGACAAAAAGTCTTTTTCGAAAAAATAATCTGCAAATATCATTCATTACCTGAATTAAGTAATTCTGCTATAGCTGGATGTGGATTTACAGAATATAATGCAGCTAAGAATATATTCGTATCACTATTTCCTTCTATAGGAAAACTACCATCTCCTACAGGTACGCCTTCTGTTACTGGTTCACTTGGTCTATCTGTTGGACCAAATACATTAGGTCTTTGTGCTGGCATACCTGTTTGACTAGGTACTGATAATCCTTGTGTATTAGGTAATGGTGCAGCTTGTTGTTGTCTAACTAACTGTTGACCTTCACCATATTCTTGTCCTGGTATTCTTCTTATAGGTTGTTTTTTACTTCCAGGTCCACCATCTGTACGTTGACCACCTTGTGGAGTAGCTACAGCAGCTGGTTTACTTGGCTGTCTATATCCACCTCTATTAGAACGTTTTTTAGCCATAAAACTCCTTTGTAATTAATATTATTATACCTGGCATAGGTGTAATGATTTGACTAACGTTTTCAGATAATATATCTAATTCGTCATCCACACCATATTCTTGATACACCATATCCCAAAATTTAGTTTCGTATTCTTCATTCATGTTACATTCCAAATGCTTGTGCTAATGAAGGAGGACCACCTGCCATTTGTTGTTGCATCATTTGTTGCTGTATCATGGCTTCTTCCTCTGGTGACATCTGTGGGTCTTGTGGAGTATAGAATTGTTTCATAATATCTGTTATAGCAGTTGGATATTCATAAATAGCAATAGCAGCCATTGTAGCTGCAGGGTCACCTTGTGCAGACCTAGCTAGTATAGAATCAAATAATACTTGTTCAGCTTTATTTTTACGTATACGTTCTTGTACTTTAGCTATGTTTTCTAAACCATCAATGTTGTCCTGTAGTGTTTCTACGTCTATAACACCTGCTTGTAACAATTGCAACCCAGTTACAATCTTTTGTGGTTCATCAAAACCAGCCATGACACCATAGATACGTCTAGTTTTAAAATCTCCACCAATATCTTGTAATGGTGTGTAGTTTTCAGAAAATGCAGAACCATTTAAGAAACCAGCCATAGGTTTTTTACTTACATCTTGTGTGTATGACAATATAACATCTAGTTCTAATCTTTTAGCATCCATTTGTACTAATGCATTTTTAACAATATCTCTATATTCAGAAATCATAAGTGACATTGTGCTGTTTAATTCTGATAGACCAGCGCCAGTTACAAATGAGTTAGGACTTTGGGAGTCATCGGTGACAGGGTAACCACCTACCATTCTTAGCTGACGCTCTAATCTATCAACTTGTTGAAATAATTGATAAGGAATATTATTCATTGGTTTAGAAACTTGTGTACCAGGAGCTAGATAATTTACCGCAAATCTGCCTTTTCTGTATTGTCCGGATTCTATCTCTCCTGATATGTTAGTTTCTGTAAACACAGAATCTTCCATAGCTATTGCTGACATAATGTTTATCTTTGCCATCATTGCCATCAAACCTATTACGTGGTCGTATTGTCCTTTAAGCTGGTCAAAAGATGTACGCTTCATAAACACAAAAGGTGGTGTAGATAGAACGTTAGGTATAAAATCTAAAATCATGTTACGTTCTGGGAATACTACGTAAGTACCACCCATATCGTAATACTCAATAATTCTTACACCTGAGTAAGTATTGTCTTCCCAGTTTTGTTCTCTGTTATTTTCATATGACATAAAAGGTGCAGCTAAATCACCATTAAGCTCATCACCCTCATCATCGTCTTGTTTTAATATTTGTTCTGCAAACTCTGGATATATCTGTGCAAGTTTGTATCTAGGTATACGTCTTACAACAGCCATTTCTCTAGGTTGTTGGTCAGGACCAAAGTTACCTGGGAATGTATCATAAGGGTCACGTAACTCTGCACTAGGATATATAAATCCATTGCTATCACGTTTTGTAGATATTACCCAAGCACAGTAACCATAGCCAGGTAACCATCTAGCAGCTTGTTGTAATTGACTTAATAAATTTTGTTTTTCATCATAGCTAGTAACAATACGTTCTAATTTTTCTGCACGTATTTTACTTCTATTAGAATCATTGTCGTTAGGTACATCTACTCTAACTTGAGGTATTCCTGATATTTTTTGTGCAAGTCGGTCAATACCTGATTGCAACATGTTAGGTGCAGGTAATAAATCAGCATCAGAGGTTTCCATTGTATTACCTAGTAATGCTTTAATGCCATCTGCACCACCATTAAGAATAGCTTTTATTCTAGCTTTCTGTACTTGTCTTTCTTGAACTAACTTACCTGATGTAAGTTCTGCAGCATTTTGAACAATCTCTTTATAAGATTTAATATCTAAATTTTCTATGCCCATGGTGCTTCGTTCATATCTGTCATCTTGTAATCTCCATAACTAGGGTTGTAGTCCAATCCTATATCAGCTGCATGCTCTTTTTGCATACGCCTAAAAACCTTCATAGGAAACCAACTAGCCATAACTATATCAGTTTTTTCCTTGTTTCGTTTAGAAACAGGCTTTCCATCAAAGTATAACAGTTGTTGCCTATATTGCTGTACTTTTGCATTTGACATACCATCACCAGTAGGTAGATGTATTCTTTTATCTTCAAACAAATCAGCCATAGCACCTACACCATATAGTGGGTCGTGTTTGTTCTTACCTGTTAAATGTCCTTGTACAGTTATACCAGTACGTAATGTAAATTCTTTTATTGCAGCGTCTTGTCGAATTGCTGTTTGAAATCCGTTTTCTTCTACTATCCAATGTCTTACATCATAAGCATGTAACCATTCAGCCATTTGGTCTAGCGCAGCTCTAATACCACCGCCACGTCTATTTTCTAAATCAACTAAATATAACTCACCTCTGTACTGGTCTATACCCCATAGTACAGATGCTTGATAACCAGATGATGCAGGGTCAAGTCCAGCTACTAAATATAAATTTTTATATACTTGTCCTAATGTTAAGTCAGGTCGCATACATTGGTCAATAATATTCATAGTAAAGATTTGTGTACCTTCTACATATGCTTGATTGTAATAAACCATTTCGAATGTTTGTCTACCACCTGTAGATTCAGCAGAGTGCAACCTAGACATTAACCATTTAAAACTACGTTTGTTTGACCACAACATACAATCTATATGTTCATCTTCTAAATGTTCAGGTAATTGACAATCAAGTGCATGTGCAGTTTCTACTATGCTTGTAAAGTTATCTGATTCAAGTAAGTGGTTATATAAATCATCAGGGTGCTGTCTTGAGCCAATTACAATTACAGCTGTATGTTCCTCTTTACGACTTGATAATGTTGTTGTCCACCATTGTCTTGTAGATTCTCTTGCACCAGGTTGCATAGTAGTTTGGTGGTCTTCAATGTCGTCTGCAATTATTATGTCACAGTCACGTGATAGAATCTTTCCACCCTTACCTACAGCAACCATAGTAGGTGACTTAATACCTGCTACTGTTCTTGTACCTACAGTAAATTGATTTTGTGACCAGTTCTTACCTGACCTATTATCTGGTTTAAAAGATTGACCTGGCATACAAAAGTCTTCTCTAAGTTCTTCATTAGTATCTAATACGTCAAGTACAGCAGACAATGCGTTCTTAGCTATGTCTTCGTTGCCACCTACCCACATAATACGTACGTTAGGGTTTTTACATATTTGATATACTGCAAAGTGTATTAACAGTTCTGTCTTTCCGTGTCTAGGGGGTGACAGTATTAATAACTCTTTACCGTTATCTATACTATCTATAATGTTGTTAATCCAGTTAGTATGAAAATCTGCGGTGTCATAATGTTTTCCTAGTTCTGTTCTAAAGTACTTGTGTCGGAAGTCGGCAAAATTTTCTAATGATGCCCTAGCTTCTTCTGATAGTTCCCAATCTTCTGCAGCTACAGAGTTCTTTGTGTCTATTTTGTATGCAGCAAGCATGCGACTGACAGTAGCCGAAGTGCAACCAAGGAGGGAAGCTGCGTCAGCCACTGTCATATCGCCAGTTGCAACCGATTCAGCTATACCTTCACTTACGAAAGATTGGTAATACTGTCCTCGCCTAACGGAAGCGTAGTCGCCATCGTCAGACTTACGTTCTATATTAATAGGTTTTATGTCATCTTGCTTGTTATATATCTTATCTCTAGCAAACTGTCGTTTTTGGCAGGTAGGAGAACAAAATTTACGTTGTTTTCCCTTTAATCTTTTCCTGCAACCCTCTGCTATACAGACTACGTTTCTTGCAGTGTCGACCATTATTAACTATCTTTCTTTAGATGTTTGTATAGTGAGAATTATATGCTATAGTCATCTTAATTACAAACACTAAACCGTAGTATTTTATTACAGGTAAAGACGCAATCGGGATGTGAAAAGCTGCTGACTGGCAAGACAGTACACTAGAAAGGCAAAGGCAGTACCCAAGGATTTAGGAACAGGTTTAATCAGAAAAATATCTACATATGCCCGCTACTGCCCGAAAAGGCTAAAAACATTGGGTATCTGACTATACAGAATTACCAGCATATTATTTAGACCTTACGTACAACTAATACAAACGTCAGGTTGACATCCGTAAGTCAAAGAATAATGTAACAGATTTCTGAAATCCGGACTACTGTATAGTCTTTATATTTAGTATTAATGTATATGGAGAAATCTGTTTCATATATCTTGACTTACTACCTACAGTTTAATTAAAACAGACCAATATAGTTTAAACTGATACCTAAATGTAGAGATATAATATATAACATAATGTAGGTT